TTGGCAGCAAGTACGTTTTCTGAGCTAACCTAAATACAGAACTGCTACCCCTCCTTGGTGCTCACACAGCAAGGAGGGTCTTTTTTATGCAAAAGCTATTCAACGTTCTGTCTGTCTTGGCATTCATCATGTCAGCAGGGATGCTTGGCAGTTCTGTGATGCTGTACTCAAGGCTGCCAGGCATGATCACTCGTTATGCGGACAGCATCACTGGTGACGTAACCGGAAAGGTTACTGAGATGATTCCTGATCAGATTGAGCAGGTGATGCCTGAACTACCAACGGAGACTGGCCTACCGATTCCGTTTCCTTAAAAAAGGAAAGCCATTCGCGTAACTGATCTCCCGTTTGAGTTCCCTTAGGCCAACGGACAAATTTCAGCAGAGCTTTTGGGTCAGTAAATAACCTAGATGTCTTGCCACTAAGGCAGGTATAGACATAAGGCGGACCTTCGCGTTGCTTGGTACGTTCAATCCAAAGCTCGCCTGCTGTAAACCGTTCAGACTTCATGCCAGAAATTCCTGAAATTGGGGTTAGATCGATTCAGTTGCCGGAAGTGCGTACATGGCTGACAGAACCTCCATCAGTACCTAGCGCACCACCAGTAACGCTAGAGATTGGAACGCCAATCATTGATATGCCAGCGTTTGACCCTTTGGATTTTGAGCCAGAGGTGCAAGCACCAAAAGTTGCGCCAGCAAAAAGCAAACAACCTGAACCTTTACCCGCTCCACCAGTACAGCTGCCAAAGCCTAAGCCTCCAGAACCTGTACAACAAGAAGTTGAAAAACCAGTCAACCCAATTGTCCAGCAAGTGATCGAGGCTGTTCCGAGTTTGCCGCAGGCAGTGAACGTCAGCTTGTCTTCTGCCATTGCAGTTTCAACAGCTCTTGCAACACCCTTTTTGTTGAAACTAATCAAACCAACAATCAAAAAGCTAGCGGTCAAAATCCAGAAGGCACTGGGCAAAGCACCTAAGGCGCAGGCTCCTTACCAGCGGAGACAGCAGCAGCGGGCTTTACGGAAATAGGATGTGTATGTGGAACGGGTTGATAGATCTGAATGTCAGCGCAGACTTTTGCGTAAGGTGATTTCTTGGCAAAACGCACACCTTTCGTTAGTAGCTCTGAACAGACCCTGGCGCGTGACAATTCAAAATCAAGCCTCTTGTTAGCCAGTATTTGTTTTTGCAAGGCAATTTGAGTTTCTGCTGCTTCTTTGCAACGCTCTTGCAAGCCACCATCTAAAGGCATTGTCGCCTGTATTGAAACGCCAAAATTGTAGTTATGCGTATCTTTTTGGCCCGTTCGTGTGTCCTTGTAGAAATACACCTCTCCTGGATTATCTAGTCTTCCGTCATCATCAATATCTGTCAGGTCATAGACGGGGTCATCGTAAGCATATTCATAGGGCAAATTCCACGACTTGTTGCGGTTGCCATAAACAGAGGTGGTCAGCGTAGGGCCTTGGCACTGTATATTGTTGCCATAAGAATTTGTAATACTATTGCCCTGCAAGATTTGCACGGCTTGGTTGCTTACTGAACCGCTGCTAGTTGCCGTTGGTGACGCTGTAGCAGATATTCCCCCGATACCTTCTGCGTTTACTGGAGCGGAAAGCAGTATTACTGAGAGAAGGTACTTACAGTATCCGTAATACTTGTTATTTCTGTTGTGCGCTGAATCGTAGTTCGATTTGACAGCCCTGGGCCTTGGTAGCTTTCGGCATAACTGAAGGCACTGCCAGGGTTTACGACTGACCATTCTGGTCTTTGTCCTAGGGAAGTCCATCCGTTAACTGTGGTTTCAGCGATAGGATTCAAGTTGCCGTTGACTTGGATGTTTGTGCCAGAGATGCTGTACTCGTACCCAGTAGCAAAATCCTCACTAACGATACTCTCCGTCACTAAGCTCGTGGTTTCTGTGTGGGACGTGAGTGAGCCAGTCTGAAAATTTGGAATAACGGGGACAGCATTTACCGCTGGAGCGTACAAGAAAAGAAGCAATAACCAGCGCATCAGTCTCCTGCAAAAATAGAAATAATGCTCTGGCCGATTACTGTTGTTCCCGCTCCACCTGCAGTAACGGAAATTGCACCGTCCGTGGCTATTGAACCGGCTAAAGAACCAGCAACTCCAGCTGAAGTTGTGGTTGTTTGCCCCATGATCGGCAAAACTGGCACTACTCCTGACGTGACTGTTGTTGACAGGAGTGTTGGTACGTCGTCTCCTTCAATGTAATTTTCTGCATACGAAAATGCGTCACCAGCAGTAGTAATACTGTAAGCGCCAGGAGTGTAACCAAGGGCAGTGCCGGAAGATAATGTGCCCAGCACAGGAGCAGTGTCCAAAGTAACGTTAGACCCAGATACTGACATTGAACTCGGAAGGCGAGTTGTGATTGATCCCGCTCCATCAACTGTCAGCTGCACGCTATTTTGTATTTTATGAGTCAAGTCTGCTTGCACTGGAACGGCCAGCAGTGTGAAGCCCAATACCAGAGCTAAGCGTTTCATTTTGGCTTTGCCGTAGGGGTTTGTTCCTTAATTGTAGACTCCTCTTTTTTCTTCCTGTTGTTGCCGACCGACAGTCCAAAGGAAGCAGCTGTGCCACTTAAGATACTGGCTGGGTAGGTTGGATCTAGGGATTGCTTGAAGACGCCAAGGTAGTTGGCAGTCAAGATTGCCATTGCCCAGCCAAGCAACACAACCTTGATTACGTCGCCTAGCCGCGAGTTGGATTCCTCCTGTTCTTGCTTTTCTGGTGACTCTGCCATGATGAAGTGACGCTATAGGTCGAATGGTGGTTGAAATCTGGGCTGCGATAGCAGGAGCATCTGTTGGAGCTGCTTCTGCTGGTCTAACGGGAATAAACCGCCAAAGCCAGCAAGGAAGGGAATCCTTGGTGCGTTTGACGACTGCTGTCGATAATTTAGCCAGCAGGATGGACATCCTTCACACGGACATCAGAACGAGAGATCAAGAAATTTTTGCTCGCCTTTCAATGCTGGAACAATCAGTAGCAAGGCTTGAAGGCCACAGTAATCGCAACTAAGGTTGTGACCAGACAATTGTTGTTTGGGGCAGCGATGGGCCTTAGTTTGCTTCCATTCTTCCATTGGTTCCGTGGTACACCCCACCAGTTGGCTGCAATTAAGGAACTTGAGGAGCGAATGCCTCAAGACCTTTTGGCGGAAGAAGACAACGCATGGTTTGATGCGTGGAAAGAAAGCGGCATTGACCAAGAGGTCTACATGCGCTATTTCACGCAACTGGACAATGAAACCGGTACGGGCCTACGTGAGTGCTTCTCAAGTGCAAGCGGGATGGTTGCAAATTTCTGGGGCAAAGTTAAATCAGATGATGAATATAATCAAATACGTGCTAAATATGGCGACACAACTTCTGTCGAAGCGCAGATACAAGCGCTAGAAAGCCTTGGGCTAAATGCTAAATTTATTAAAAATGCAGACCGAGACATTATTGAAATAGAAATAGAGATGGGGCGTCCAGTTATTGTTGGTTGGCTCGATAAAGGACCGATCCACGCACCAACATGCAACTCAGTTAGTTGCGGACACTATAGTGTTATAAATGGCTATCGAGCAAAGAATAGTTCAGACCCTGAGTGGATAATGCAGGATCCACGCGGTTTGCCTGATATGCAAAACGGTGGTCATTCCAACCCGCATTTGGGGCGTAACGTACGAGTGCGCCAAGCAGAGTTTGACGCTAGATGGCAACCAGAAGGTAGTAATACTGGCTGGGCCATCTTGGTCGATGATCTATGAGCTGGTACGTAATTTGGAGTTACCTGACAGCTTTTTGGACAACGGTCGTCATAGGTTGTATGGACCCATACAATTTCAAATATTGTGTACGGGTAGACCAGTGGTTGTTTCCTGTTGTCGGTGACATCATGCGTGCAAGGGAGCCTTACGCTTCCGAGCGCCGTTACCTGAATTCACTGGAGCGTTCCAATGGACTGGATGATCATTGAGCCAAGCTTGGAACAGAAGCTAAACCTTGAATGCAGTTGTCGTGGAATCAAGCAGACCACGGATTTAGCTGAAGTACGAGATCTGTGTGTAGCGCTTATTCAGCAGAACTTTTATCAAGGCTTGATGTTGCGCCAAGCTGTTGGTCGGATTGGGGCTCTTGAATCAAAATGCGTCAGCCTGCCACAGGAATAATTTCTACCTCCTTATTTAGGCTTACTTTTACCCCTACAACCCGTTCTAGAGTGCTCCAATCACAGGCATCATCTAGCTGGTCCGTCCAAAAAGCTTGGTTTGATTTTTCGTAGTAGGCGGCGAGAAACAGCGACTCTTCAGAAGCCGCTTTGAGAGCAAAACGCATAAAATGACTTAATCGTCTTTTGGTTTGGCTCGGCCTTCGACGCGCTTGCGGACGGAGTGTGCCCACTCAGCTTGGTCTTTGGCCACAGCCTCGTTGTAAACATTAGCCGGGCTTACCCGCTTCAATTCCGAATAAACAGCTTCTCTTATCCATGCCGTGGCTCGTTTGTCAGCTTTTGACGCAGCTTCCTGAATCATCTGAGCCCGATGAGGATCCAGAAGAATTTGGAAGTACGTTTTATTGCCGTGCCGAAGAGCCATGAACGCTACATTACTACAACTACATTACCACGCTATTGAATTATCAACTTTCTTTTTCCACGCAGTTGTTTGAGCGCGACGGGCTTGGGCGCGTTGGTTAGTGCAACCCGCCCGCACCTCTCTTGCCCCCTCTAAGAACATCGCAGCCCGTTGCAAATCACCGGTCGTTGCGCCTTGGATCGCTTTGTTGAGCCGCTCCATCACAAGTTGCCTGCCTGTACGCGGCATCCATCGCCTTTCGAAAGTCTTGGTGGTACGTTACCGTCCCTCCAAAATTTGAGTACCAGCCTTGATCAGTGCGGTAGATGCTGATCATCAGTGGGTCTCCTGCCAGGTTTTGCCGAAAGACACCTCAGCCAAAGCAGGAATCTCGTCCAGCCACTTGGCCTCTGCCTCTTCCATCACCTGTTTTAGGGTCGCCGCCCACTCTTCAGCAGCATCTTCCCTAACAAGCAACAGAATTTCGTCATGCACCGCAGCCGCGATGCGGACCGTTCTTTCCCCCGCTTCTTTGACAAGCGGCCAAAGCTTGCCTAAGGCGTGCTTAAGAATCGCCGCACCAGCCCCTTGAACAGGTGTGTTACAACGAACAGTCAGACGGTTTGCATCACCAGGCAAATACCTAGTCATACCGGTTTCCGGTATTTCTATATGCTGAATGCCACACTTACCTTTAATTCTGGGATTGGGGTTATTAGCTATTTTGTTCTCTTCTTTATGCCATTCAGCTATGCCCTCAAACTCTTTAAACCAGTTAGTTCTAACTTTTTTCGCTTCTTCTAAAGTCATACTTACGCCGCTCCCAGCAGCGTAATTACGAAGACCCTTAGCTCCGGACCCGTACAGAAGGCCAAAATTGGCAGACTTGGCAATCTGCCGCGTACACCCAATGGCTTCAGCGGTCACTGTATGCAGATCCTCCCCGTCTTTAAACGCCTGGATCATCTTCTTGTCCTGCGCTACAGCTGCCGCTAAACGCAGCTCCATCTGACCAAAGTCAGCGTCAACAATCAACCAACCTTCCGGCGCTTCTACGCAACCACGAAACTGTTTGTCCTTCGGTATCTGCTGATTGTTCGGATTAAAACAAGTCATACGCCCTGTTTCAGCACCGAGCTGCATGTAGCTGGCTTTCACAAACCCATCAGGGCGCATCTTTTCCTGAATCGAAGTAATCATCTGCCGCCTCTTTTCAGCCTTCTTCCAATTCAAATACATCTGAACAACGGGGTGGTGCCCAGCAAACTCGCTAAGCGCCTTCTTAGATACGCCCTCAAGTTCCACCTTGAGAACAGCGGAGAGCTTACTCTTCAACTGCTGAGGACTGTTCAAATTAAAGCCCTTAAGCTTTTTAGTACCCGCTCTAACGCTACCCTCGTCCTTGGCACGTAGGTTAAAAGAATCATCTTCATCTCTAGGCAGCTTTTGGCCTTCGGGTAAGGCTGAATCAATCTCCCTAATAAACTCTTTAGACAACTCTTTTATATCGTGCTCGTAATCTAACTTTCTTTGCGCGAGATTCTCTTTGTTCCACGGCAAACCTGTTCGCCACATCTGTGCCATAGCAGGCAACGCCTTACACTCTAGTTTAAAGGCTTCCATTAAATTGTATTGACAAAGCTCGTCTTTCAAAATTAGGTCTAGCTCGCACAAAACCTCCACATCTTTTGCGGCATAAGTTTTCTGCTGTTCAGTTAAAGTGCCTGCCCAGTTAGACTTTTGTTGTTCCTTGTCTAATTTAATTTTTAAATACTCATTTACAACATCTGCGAGACCGTGCTTTCTGCCAGTTTTTCCGTTAGATAACAAGCGGCTGGCAAGCATGGAGCAGCCCAGGAACTCCGTATTTGGGTGGATTCCGTACTCTTGCAACCACGCAATATCAAACACAGCGTTATGGGCAAGCCAGTGGCGCTCTCCATTGCTGAAGAAGCGCCGCAAACTATTCCAGTCGCTTTCATCTGTTTGGAAAAAATCAATGACCACAATAATCTTTCGGTTTTGGCAGCCGAGCTGAAGCAGCCGCAGCTTTCCCATTTCTGGCTGAAGCTGGCACGTCTCCGTGTCAAAGCACACGCTTATAGCGGTATCGAGCTTGGAGAGGTGCTCCATACCGAACAAGACTTGGTAGCTCATTTCACGTCCTCGGGCAGAGGGCCACCGGTTTCACACTCCCACTCCCATTCAGGGATCATCTCGTCGGGATTGTCAGGGTGTGGAGCGTACCAGCCGCCTTCATCTGCTTCCCAGCCAGCAGCGGTGCGGATCTCGTAAATGCGGTCGTGCTCCGCTATTGCGGCTTCGACCTTGTCTAGGTGGTCGTACCAAGTGGGGCAGGTCTCCAACATGCGGAGGTTTTCTTTGGCCCTGTAAAGGGCAGCTGAATCAGACATGTGTGGTGTCGTGAACCCTGATAACGTAGCACACTAATCAGTGACTAGGCTCTCTACAATCGGAAAATAATCCAAATCGTAAGAAGTCAACACAGCCACATCAACGCCGCAGTCGAGTGCTGCAGCTACGTGCCGCTCAAAGTCCGCAAACCCTTCCCAAGAATCCTGGTATGTCACCTGCTCCACCGCCAAGGGGCGTGAGTCGCTGCCGTAGCTAGTAAAGCGAACCAGGGCTAAGGCTTCGTCATCTAAAGATTCGCCCACTTGGCAGTAGGCAAAATTAACGGTGCTTTTCATACTGCCGAAGTACCTTTTGTCAGTGTGTACCGCCCACTTCAAAAGCAGGCGGTATAGCCGTTTAATTAACCACTTCACTGACGACGCACATGACGATGTTTTCAAGCATCCGATTGTCCAAGCCAAAGCCTGTCTTGCGTCTGACCCTTTGGACCAGTGCGTAAATATCCGCCGGAACGCTTATGGGTTCACCAGTACGAAGAACTTTTTGACGGAGAAGCTCAGCACGCGGAATGCCTTGTCTCTCCGCCTCCCTTGTAAACCGCTCAGCATCTTTTTCATGCAACGTAATTTTCAGTTGTTTCATAGTCAAAGTGTTTCGGTGTAAAAGGCACTGCCTGGTCCGTAACGAGCAACGATCTCAGGAAATGCGCGTAAAACGCGATCCCGATTGCGTGGATCCCCGGCCAAGGCTGCTTCAGCCAATTTGCTGATGAACGACCCACCGTATTGGTGGGCCGTCCTAATGCTCGCCAGGGTTTGCCTTTCAGTCACGGCAAAAAGAAGCGGCTTTAGTATAATAGCACAATAACGGTGCTCTGCTTTTTTGGCTACCTGCCGAACGTAGTCACGCAGGGCAAAGATGTCTCGCCAATTAGAGGGAGGCTCCGGCATCCATTCCTGGAGCTGGGCCTCCCACTTGCGGAACCGATCCTTTTCGGTCAGTCCCATTTAGACCCCGCTTGGCGCATTAAGCGGTTAATCTCTTCAAATGAACGCCTCGCGCGGGGATATTGATCTGATTGTCCCATTGAGGCAGATCCCTTGGTATCAGGCGCTTTAGCAATGGGACACCCAGCCTCTTTTTCGGAAAGTGTCCCATTGCTCTGAGGTGAATGGGACACCCCCTCTGATTTTGGCTGGTGTCCCATTGATTGTCCCATTGCAGAAGCCGCGCCATCACTGGGTTCTTCCCCCAATGGGACACTATCTTCAACCTCTCCGCGCACGCGCGTGTGTGGGGGTTGTACAACAACAGCTGTGTAAAGCAGCGGAGCTTTACCGCCTTTCTTACCTGGAACGGCAGCCTCGTTAGCCGTAATCAGACCCCGACTGACCCAGCGTTGCAGTGCCTTACGAATTGCTGTGACATTGCCGCCAACAATCGGATCCGCGTTCAGCTCAGTTCGACTGATGGAGCGTGGGTAGATCGATCTAACGCGCGATAAAACGCGATCAGTGATCCCGCTGGGCGACGTGTTGGTGCTGTCGATCTCTGCAGTGAAGTCCGCGATCGAGAAAGTCAGATCAGACTCTTGCCGCATGATCAGCGCCGTGCCGCTCCTGCCGCTCCGGCTCTTCTCCACGTGGATGATCCGGCTGTGCCGTGGAGCGATCTCCTCCTCAACCTGCTTGTCCGTGGGCTCAGCAAGCCTCCAGGTCTCTGTAACGGCGTCACGGATGGCTGAGGTGCCTCTGAAGCCGCCCTGCTTGTTGGCGTGGTGAATGATCAGGATGGTGGTCCGTGGGAACAGGGTGCCGTTGTTGCGGGTCAACCAGTACAGCGGCGTGGCAAAGTCAGACTTGTTCTCGTCAAACGCCCGACCACCGGAGCAACCAATCAGGGAGTCGATGATCACAAGTTTTGGCTCCCTTTTTTTCAGCAAATTCTGAAACTGGGCGTAATTCCCCAAGTTCCAGTTGGGCTCGATATGCACATTTTTTGTGCGCGGAAACTCAACTTCATCGAGCTGATCATCCAAATCGGCCAGCGGCTGGTCGCCGTTGAGAATCACACAACCGCCTTTAGCCACAGGAGCGTGCTTGCCCCGGACAACAAAAGGTGATCCAGTGACAACGTGCTTAGCCAGCGTCCAAGCAGCAGTGGATTTGCCCTTACCGCCTTCCGCATAAATCACGACTACTGCAGGTGTTGCCAAAACGTCAGGAATTAGAAAGTCTCGTTTTTCAACCTTCGATTTAAGTTGATCCAAGGTGAACCCACCGGTGTCTTCTATGTACCCAATGTGGTCAACGTAAACGCCCTCAAGTTTTGACTGATCTTTGTAACCAGCCTCATTTTTAATGCGGTTTATCTCGTAATTACGTTTGCCTGGATTTTCAATATCCATGGCTTCCTTCATCTGATTCATCGCCTCCTCATACGAGAGGATCTCCTGCCTGTAACGGGTCGGCGCTGTTTCGATCTCTGCCACAACCGATGCAAGATTGTTCCCTTGAAATCGGGTTTTCTCCGGGTCGTATTCATTTGCCAGGTGCATCAAGCTGCCAAAACTCAGCCCTCCGTCAGCTTTGAAACCCGCCTCCCAACGGTCAACACAGGGATCACCTTTCTTCCAATCGTCGGCATACTCCTCGTCTTTCTGCGACCATTGCCGCCAGATGTTTAAGCCATCTTCATTCGGCAGCTCGGAATGCAGCATCGCGCCGATGCGCCACCAGGAGTAATCAGACCCTCGTCCTTGCGGAGGGATGACAGACAAACAGTTCTCAGCAAGGGCAATTTTCTCCTCCCTGGAACGGCAGCTGTAACGAAGATCTTTCTTTTGTGATCTGCTTGTTCCGCTCTGTTGCTTTTTGAAGGACTCCTCCATCTCCACCAGAAGCCACTCAGGAGCCTCTGGAAGGGCGTTCACATCGCCCGAGAGTTTGTATTCCCCACCTTTGTAATAGGCGCCCCCTACAAGTCCTTGTTTGCGTATGCCCCACAAAACCTCCCAGCCCTGTCCGCTGGCTTTCAAGCTGATCCCAGCAACCAGGCCCCATTTTTCCTTAGGCACTCGGAACAGATATTTGGCAGCGTTTTTTCTGGGAGAAACAACAACCGGAGCATTTTTGAGGGTGGCTCCAAACTTTCTTTTCAGCGACGGAAGATTGGCGTCAACGTCAAGGATCACCAAGCCATCACTACGCGGACCGGTAAACACGCCGATCGCCTTGTAGGTGTCGGGGTGCCGCTCGATATAGCGAGCAGAAGCATGTGGGCTGAGGTTCTCGTGATGCGCCCTACCCAGAGGCTGCTTACCGCAGGCCACGCCACCTTTTTCGCCAGGCAGTTTTACGCCCTCGGCATAGATCGGTGCGGTGGCCCAGTTTTTGGGCAGAGTCCTTACGAAATCAGCGAGATTCATTTGCTATAGTAGTGCTGTTGAACTTTTGATGGACACCCCTGGTGGCTTCTGTGGCCCCAGGGGTTTTTTCATTCTACAGCAGTTGACAGGCCCTGCCATTGTGCTACGTTTATAAAGCACCGGGCAACGTGCCCACCGCAACTTTAAAATGCCCTTCCTTTCCCAAAAAGCCGTATCAGCAGTCGCTGGAGGCACTGGTGGTGGTTATCTCAATCCCTCCAAGATTCAATCCGGCAGCAGCGTGCGCTTTGCATTGCTGAGCGACCAGCCTCTTGAGTTTTACGAGTGCTGGGGCGAAGCCGATGACGGTTCTCTCAAGCCTTTTCGCTTCTCCGAGGATCCCAAGTCCGACGACATCGAAGCCGAGATGGGGCCTGACTACACCCGTCGCCAAAACCGTGACGGCACTGCACCTGAGCCAGCAAAGTTTGCTCTCGCCGTGCCTGTCTACAACTTCGAGACCGAGGTTGTGCAGATCATGCAGCTTTCGCAGAAGAGCATCATCCGTGAGCTGGACGGCATCTCCCAAATGGAGGACTACACCAACCTGCTGGAGCATGACTTTGTTCTCGGCAAAGAGGGCAACGGACTTAACACTGAGTACAGCCTTCGCCCTGTTCCCCGTAAGAAGGGATCCGACAAGGCGATTGATAATGCCTGGACCGAAGCCAAGGACGGCGGATTTGAGATCGGTCGCTTGCTGACCGGCGAAAACCCGTTCAAAGCCGATTAACAGAGTGCGGCAGGACTAGGGGTTTTCATTAGTCCCCCGTAAATTGCCTGCCCGCAATCTGCTCTTCAACTGCCCGGGCCACGCGGTTGGTTGGTGGTGAGGCCCACCTAAGTTGCAGATTGCAGAAACTCAGGGTTCCCGTTGAGGAGTACCGGTGGTTCCAGGGGTTTATGTTGATCCCCAATCTCGGCTGGTACTAAGGCAAGATGTCTGTAAGCCCGCAACCATTACAAGAGGGCTTTCGAGCCCTTTTGTATTAGGTAGAATAATAAAAACACCGCAATAAATGCTCGTAGATACACAGAATGCCTTGGCAGGATTACGCCGCTGGACCTTGGAACGTGATGATTCCGGCCCGCATCGTGTGTACCGAGATAAACGAGGCAACACTTACGCCTCCGTAACCCACATCCTTAAAGAGACCTCACCGCAACGGCAAAAAGATGCCCTGGACCGTTGGCTTGAAAGACCCACTGCTCCTGCTGAGCGCGACATTGCCTGTCAGCGGGGCACTCTGGCTCACGATCACGCGGAATATGTCCTCAAAACAGCAGCAAAACTTGCGCGTAACAGTGCTAACAAGCGAGGAAGCTGGAGGACTGGAGATGACGGCCTGGAACGTGCCCCTAAAGGGATTACAACCTGGGCGCTCGAAAAGGCCATTCAAGGCGCCCCTAGGGTCTCCTGGAGCGCCTCTGGGTACGCCCGAGGTCTACGGTCTTGGATAGGGGAGAACGTAACCGCCATTCATGCGGTCGAATTCGCCATTCATGACCCACGGGGTTGGGCTGGAACGGCTGACGCCCTGCTGGACATCGACGGCACGCTGTGCATTACCGACTGGAAAACCAGCGTGAACGCTCGCAGTGAAGAAATGTTGTCTAACTACATCTGCCAAACCGGCGCCTATTCCCTGGGACTTCAGACGCTGACTGGCATAAAGCCCAAAAAAGGCGCTGTTGTGGTGGCACGTCGCAGCGGAGCCCCGCAAGTTCGCTTGCTTAGTGAGTTAGAATTACGTGGGGCGGAGTATCAATGGCTAGAGAGGATGGACTTGTGGAATTCCCTGCAAGCCCAAAACAACTAGAGGAAGCCCTGGAGCGTTTATACAAAGGACAGACCAACGTGGCTGTCCAGGCCCAGGACTTGGGGATGCCTCTGGAACGATTAAAACAGCTTTGCACCGCTTATGTAATGGCCCTATGCTTGAGGCCCTGGACCGAATCCTTGCAACCTCGCAGCCGCCACAGGACTACCCATCTCAGCAAGATCTAAAAACTGCTGCTTCAAAGATAAGTATTGCTGGGACGTTAACCACACCGTCATCCCACATTCTTTGAAGTAATAGGACTTTTTGTCTGTCATTGGTTTTGGGTTGCGATGTAATCGTGGATTTTGTTTTGTAGTTGTGCCATTTTCCTGGCACGTGCTGAGTCAGCCCAGCCCTGCTTTTCAAACACCGCAAACTCCCAGTACAGGGAGTCTGCAAGCAAGTGAAGCTCGTGGAGCGTGAAGTTGTTCATTCTCATTTTTTACTAGCTTTGATTGATTCTAAGAGTGCGTAAAGATAGTTTCTTAAACTTCTTTTTTCACGCTTTCGGTATTCCTTTTCAGGATTAAACAGCCGCTCATCGATGTATTCTTTGGCCAGCTCATACCTAATACGCATAGCTATCTGGGTCATGACATCCATGCCATCCTCCGCCGCTTGCTGCAGCTCTTGTTCAAAGGTGGAACGTGAAGGATCCGGCTGGTTCGCCAGAAACTTTCGCCCTGTGTCAGATAAAAAAGCCATGTGAGACAAAATCTTAGTGTGTTTGAGACAACCCACCCATACGGGCGAGCCTTTCGTATTCCCGCACTAAGCGGGCGTAATCCTGAACATTGCCTGCCTGGAACGCATCAATCAGCAGCTGGCGCGTCATCCGCATCAACGCATCTCGATCATCAAAATCGATTGCAGGCAATGCCTCCGCTTCAATAGCTGGATCTTCTGATTCCCGCTCAATATCTGCGGTGTCGCAGTCTCGGTAACTGGTGGCCCTGCTTGTTGCATACTTGCGCTGGAGCGTGGCTGCGACGTCGGCTTTCTTTAGCCCCATATCCAGCAAACGCTTTGCTAACGCTTGCTGGTCCGTTACTTGCTGGCTGGTTCGCTTGCTCATTTGCTCCCCCAATACGCTTCAGCAAAATCCTGCTTTGTTGGCATGAAATCAGGAAAAAACTCCCGCACATGATCAACGCCTCGCATCAAGGTGATGTCCTGGGGCGTATCCTCTGGATCGATGATCAGGTTGTCGCACTTCCGCGCAAACTCCCTTCCCCCTGGACCGTTATCGATTAACCGTGGATTTAGCCAGCAGTTGCGGAAATAACCCAGCACCGAGTGCATCCAGTCCAGCATTTCAGCATTGTCCCGATCAAAAACGGGGTTGCGTTCATGCCAGCTAGCGATGATGCCCCTACACCTGGAACGTAATTCGATTGGTAGCCAGTTGCAGTCGATCGCGTAGGCAAGGGACATGCTGCCCCGGTTTACTTTGTGGCGATTGCATTCAGTTGCAACGTGGCGGAAGTGAGTCGGATAATTGGGTGGATCGAGGAATTGACCAGCGCCCCCGGAAACAATTTTTTCAGTGATCACTGTTCCAGCACCTCCCATTCAAGGTCGGAGTTTTCCAGATCAACAATCACGGTGGTGACGGCTCTGGCTGGTCCGAATTGTGCTGGCTCGGCTATGTCAGCCGGGAAAATGATTGAAGGACTGGTTTGAACCATGTCGCTGATGATCGCGGCGATGCGAAGTTCTACCTGGTCCGTTTCAGTTGATGGCAGGACTTCAACGTCCTCAATCAAGATAATGTCACTCATGGGTGGTGAGTAGTCTACTCATACAATGTAGCATCATAAAAAAGCCCCCGTCAAGCGAGGGCAGTGAAAGCGCAGAAGTTTGTGCTGTCCATTAAATGCTTATCGGGTCTGTCGGTGTGCCAGTGAGTCCAACCTTTGTAATTGGCGCAGAGCCACTGGTCCGCAGCTCGAAAGCTGGGAGCAGTTATCTGAAGTAACTCTCGGTGGTACTCAGTACACCCGCGTCGAGTTAACACTCGTTCGGCCACGAAATAGAAAACGTTAGTGTCCATTAGTTCGAAAAATAGTGCCCCAGATTTAACACCTGGGGCGTGAACTTACTGGTTGTACTTGACGGTCAATCCCAGCTGTTGTGGTACTGCGGTTTGCCATCCCAAATACGAAAGTATTTGATCATGTCTGATACAAATTGCCTACCGTCAGACACCTTAATCTTCTTGCGGAAAATTGCGCTGTCTGGGGCTTGCCAAGATGTATCAGGCATTGCTTTACCTTCTCCCCGGCCATCGTCATTGCTGACAATACGGTTAATAGGGCGAAGCCAAACACTAGCTTTTGTCACGCGGGTAACCACGTAATACTCAACCAACGTCATGTCGTAGCCGAAACTAGAACATACTATTTGGTCAGGTTCAAAGTAGTCTGTTTGAAGTGTTGCGGTAGTCATCTCAGAAGAAAAGAGTACCCCAGAGTGTGAACCCTGGAGCGTTTATAGGTGAGGGTCAGGTGTGGCACGATCCGTCGGGATGCAAGCCACCGTGCAAGCTGCAGTGTGGCAGTGTTCCTTCAAGAACTACTCCGAAGTTCCCGCCGTTTTCACGGCAGACAAATCGAGCAGAGCGAAGCAAGTCAATGACTGACTTGCCCGTCTCTATGCTCCACAGGCTGAACCTTTTGTGCTGTTGCATCGTGATCTGATCCCAGACGTCATCATGTATCTGATTTGTGCCTGGATCGATCAAAGGTAAGGACCACATAGCGTCAGATAAAGGAAGGAAGTTCGATTGGAAGCCTTTTTACCTTGTACAGGTAAAGGTCGCCATTGACCGCTTTACAAGCTCGGAGAAATAACTCCGCACTTTTTTTGGTCATAGGCCGGGAACCATAGGCCGGCACGTAGCCAGCCTTGATCCCCGCATAACGCATCACACGGAATCGCATGATCAAGCCTCCCCCTGTTCTCTTTGCCAGTCAGCCAGGGTTTTGTTGATTCCTTCGGATAACTCCTTTAGGAATCGCCTCACCTCTGGCTTGTCCTTGTGAGACTCCTGGGAACGTACGAACAACAGCACAGCATCACGGATTGCCGCGTTACTCATGCCCTTGCACGTAAGCTTGTTCCCTGTTTTGGTCTCACGCCAACAAATCTCGCCTGATTTGCTATACATGTTGCAGCTGATTTCCATGTTGTAGGAATCCAGCCCGCCAAATGTTTTCTCAGTTGTGCATCTCATAATGAAGAAATCACAGAACGGTTGTAAATATCTCCCCGGCTTTCACGGTTGTTGTCGAGGTTCGGTTTGATGCTGGTGCTGGAGACGCCTGTAGCGTGGATGTCCGCTTGAGTCTGCGCGCCGGAGCCTTGCGGTCTGAGTCCGGATCTGCGCAGCCCTTCGGCTTGCGTGCTACACTGGTAAGCTGGACTGTAGGAGGTTTGCGGGTGTAGTGATCCCCCTCCACTCTTTAAATATACTACAGTAGCCGGGCTCAGGCAACTATCAAATGATACACTGTAGCATATTAGAGGGGGTAGTGTAGCATTTTACACATGCGTTAGCGGCTTGCGGGGAACTTAAATAATTTCGGCTAAACCTCTCTACTGTGCTACCGGGGGTAGGGGTCAAAAACACTACGCTTATGTGCTACACCCACCAAGATAAAAAAGCACCTGATGTATCGCTTTGTAAGTTGCTATTGTGTCGAGAAAGGTCGTGCCTTTTGTTATGGACGAAAACACCACTGAGCCCAAAGAAATAAGAAGAATCGGTGGTCCGAAAAACCCGAAGGACATCCAAGAAGCCCGAATTATGCGGCTTTACCGCCGCCAATTAGAAGGATTACCCGCCCTCCAGCTGGTTCTAGACCACGCATCAAAAGAACAGGTGGGTCGTGCCACTGCATTCCGCGATTGGAAAGCAGTTCAAGCACTAAACCGCGAAGATTTTGAGCGCGAACGTGCAGATATGGCATCCCGCATCTTCTCAATGCGCTCCCGCCTCTACAACTCCGCCGTAAAACGCGGCCAAATGCAAACCGCCGCCAACGTCCTCGACTCCCTGGCACGTATGGTCGGCTGCGACCAACCCGAAGAAAGTAGCACATTACCTGAAATCCACGTTAAGATCGAAAAACCCGAGTAAATCACTAATTGGCGCCACAAACGCTCGATATAAGTCTTCGTCCCGCCCAAGGCGAAGTATTTAGCGCCAAAAATAGATTCCGCGTCCTCGTCGCAGGCCGTCGCTTCGGAAAATCCTACCTTTCCTGCATCGAACTATTCACCAAAGCCCTGGAACGCCCCGGTGAAACGTTCTTTTACTGCGCCCCCACCTATCGAATGGCGAAAGACATCGCCTGGAAAACCCTAAAAAAGATAATTCCCAAGTCATACATTCGCTCCAAAAACGAAACCGACCTCCGCCTCGACCTAGTAAACGACTCCACAATCGAACTAAAAGGCACCGAAAACGCCATGGCTCTTCGCGGCCGATCTCTCGCCGGAGTTGTACTCGACGAAGCCGCATTTATGGACGCCGAAGTCTGGTTCGAGGTCATTCGTCCCGCCCTCGCCGACAAACAAGGCTGGGCATTATTCATATCCACCCCGGATGGAACGGCCAGCTGGTTCTACGACCTGTGGTGCTTCTGCGAAGAAGACAAAACCGGCGACTGGATCCGCTGGTGCTACACAACAATTCAAGGCGGCAACGTCCCAGCCCACGAAATCGAAGCAGCCCGCGCCCAACTAGACGCCCGCACCTTCCGCCAAGAATTCGAAGCATCCTTCGAAAATTTAAGCGGCCTAGTCGCCGTAAGTTTCGACGACATCAACATCTCCACGGAAGCCCACGACATATCTGTCTTGCCTTTACTGCTGGGCGTGGACTTCAACGTCGACCCAATGAGCGGCATCTGCGCCATCAAAAAAGACGACACCCTCTACGTCTTCGACGAAATCATGATGCGCGGCGGCGCCACCACCTGGGACTTCGCCGAAGAAGTCACCCGCCGCTACGGCGTGGACCGCCGCGTATTCGCCTGCCCCGACCCCACCGGCGGCGCCCGCAAAACCAGCGGCGTCGGCGTCACCGACCACACCATCCTCCGCCGCAGCGGCTTCTCCGTCCAATCCCCCAAAGCCCCCTGGAAAATCCGCGACAAAATCACCGCCGTCAACACCGCCCTCCTCGACGCAACCGGCACCCGCCGCACTTACATCCACCCCCGCTGCAAAGAACTCATTAAATCCCTCCGCACCCTGACCTACGCCCCTGGAACGGGCCTACCTAACAAAAACCTTGGAGTGGACCACGCATTCGACGCCTTCGGCTACCTTGTGCTTCAGCAGTTCAACTTGGCCAAACCCGAGGCCATGGGAACTACGACATACCGCCTGTACTAAGGATGTTTCGTCCACTGAACGCGCCACTTTGCCCTAAATGCGAATCGACCGACAGCCGCGTGCTCGGAAAATACACATCTCAAGAAGGCGACTCAGTACGCGACCGTCTTTGCCGTGACTGTGGCCACCGCTGGAGAACACTGCAATCCCCCGAAGAATTCTTAGATCCATCCATCACCGTAAAATTTTCCCGCTGGGACTCCCCCCAAGGCAGCAGACGCCAAGTAACGCTGGAATACGCATCCAGAAACAGTTAAACTAAAGCCAGCCAGCCATCCGCCACCATGCCCAAAGGCCCTGGAACATACGGCACACAAAAAGGCCGTCCCCCCAAGAAAAAGAAGGGAATGAAGAAGGGTGGTAAAAAGATGCGTTGTAGCTGTGGCAAGTGAAAATGTTCCAACAAATAAGGCGCTTTACAGCCGTGTAAAGGCTGAGGCAAAGCGTAAGTTCGCGGTTTACCCAAGCGCGTATGCAAATGCGTGGCTGGTACGCACATACAAAGCACGTATGGCCAAGTTAGGCAAAGCCCCCTACACCACAAAAGCCAGTGGCGGAACGAAAAAAGGCACGAAAACCCGCAAAACCAAAAAGTAAAGGCCGTGGTGGTCTTGGCCGATGGTTTGACGAGAAATGGGTCGATGTAAAGACCGGAAAGCCTTGTGGCCGTTCAAAAGGTGAGGATCGCGCTTATCCAGCATGTCGTCCATCCAAGCGAGTGTCAGGCAAAACGCCGAAAACAACAGGCGAGATGAGCGCAGCAGAGAAGGCTCGATTTAAGAAAGAAAAGACCAGCTCAAAGAAAATCTCGTATCAACATAAGCGGCGCAAGACCCGAAAAAAGAAAACTTGAGATGGCTTGGGGCGTATAGGCGGTTAGAATAAGCGTTATAGACCCTTCTTATGTCTAATCATGGCCATCCTTCAAGGAGACCAAGGCTCGGTCAGCTTTGATGTTGACGGCAGTGGCGCTACAGCTGCTGCTGCTATTGCCGGTACTCGCAGTTGGACGTTAAACGTTACCAAAAGTACGATTGAAGCCACTCAACAGGGAGACACCTTCACTAAAACTCTTGGCAGCGTTGTATCGGGCTCTGGCACGATTGAGTTGGTTTACGATAACGCTCAAGCCACTCAAGACACATTGTTTGCTGAAGTTCTCAACGGGAGCGATGCAGCAGACGCATCTTTTGAGTTGTTTACGACTGGCACTACTGCTGGTTCTAATTCCGTAACTTTTTCTGGAATTATTACCAGCTTTGACATTTCATCTACCGTAGGAGATTTAGTTGTTGCTACCTGCAACTTCGTCACCAGCGGCACTATTGCTTTTAATCTGTAATAGGTTTTAAACCAATGGCAGAGCGTAAAAAGCGAAAGCGTGGTCCCAACCTTAGTGTTGGCCGTGGCGAGAAGCTGCCTGCGAGTAAAGGTGCTGGTTTAACCGCTAAAGGTCGAGCCAAGTACAATCGTCAGACAGGTTCTAATTTAAAGCCACCGGTTACAGGCAAGCCAAAAACAAAGGAAGAAGCTGCCCGTAAGCGTTCTTTCTGCGCTCGCAGCCGTAGTTGGACAGGTGAACGGGGTAAAGCAGCCCGTCGTCGATGGGGTTGTTAGTAACTCAATTTTGAGGTGTCATGACTTACTCCGTTCCAGGTCTCGTTAGAACGAATCTCGTCAGCAGTTCCTATATGGGCACTGTTGACAGTCCGTTTGTACGAACACGGGCAGTAATCGACCAGATGAAGGGCTGGGAGATTATGAAAGCCGTGGTATGTGGAACGGAGTATTTACGTGAAAACAGTGAAACATTTTTACCGCTAGAACCCCGTGAGGACTACACGGCTTACCTGGCGCGTGTAAACCGTGCTGTATTTACGCCTTATACGCAGCGTTTAATCCGAGCAGCCGCAGGACTTATTTTACGTAAACCCATTAGTGTTACTGGTGCGCCGTACTGGACCGAAGTTTTTAACAAGGATGTTGACGGTTGCGGCTCTGATCTGGATGAGTATGCACGTCGATTGGTCACTTGTGCTTTGACCTATGGCCATTCACATATTCTTGTTGATTTTCCCGCTCCATCAGATGCAAGAAGTTTGGCGGAAGAGCGTGCTCTTAATCGTCGGCCCTACTGGATTGAAGTGGATCCAACCAATGTCTACGGGTGGCGACTGGATCGCGAAGCGAATTATGGCAGTCTTACGCAAGTTCGGATTGGCGAGAAAGCAGTTGTAGCCGATGGAGAGTTCGGAGAAAAAGTTTATGACCAAGTCCGTGTCATTGAGTCAGGTCGTTATCGCGTCTTTAGACAAGAAGAGAAAAAACAGGAAATGCAAGGGCCATTTCCATACCCCGCTTCATTCGATCAATCCGACGCTACAGCGGAGTACGAGCTGGTTGAGTCAGGTGATTTTTCACTTGGGCAAATTCCGTTGGTAACGATTTATGCCGATAAAAAAGATACGATGACCAGCCGCCCACCACTGCTGGACATAGCGCATTTAAATCTGGCTCACTTCCAACGACAAGCTGACCTTATACATAGCTTGCATATTGCCAGCCAACCGATGCTGGTATTAGAGGGCTGGGACGATCAAACAAAAGACATGGCCATTAGCGTTAATTACGCGATGGCAACCCAGCCGGGCAATAAGGTTTATTACGTGGAGCCTGCATCAAGCGCATTTGAAGCGCAAACGTCAGAAATCCGAGAGTTACAGCAGCAAATGGCGACGTTAGGCATCAGCACGCTGAGCCAGCAAAAGTTTGTTGCTGAATCTGCCGACGCCCGCCGCTTGGATCGTATCGACACGAATTCAATGCTGTCGATGGTATCGATGGATTTGGAATCAGGCTTGCAAAAGTCTTACAACCTTGCTGCTGATTACTTGGGTATTGAACCACCTGAGGTCAAGATTAGTCGTGACTTTGATCTACAGCGGTTGATCGGCCAAGACATTACTGCCATGGGCCAGCTATTCCAAGATCAAATTATTGATCGTGAAGAGTTCCGCGACATGCTGGTGCAAGGCGAGATCCTACCCATGTCGGCAGAAGCAGAATCAAGCGGTACAGTAGAAGAGTAATAGCTTTTGTTCCCATGGGAATGCGTTTTGAGGAGATCAATCCTCCCAAAAAAGAGGAATGCCCAATGCCTACACCCAAGAAAACAACTAAACAAGCAAAAAGTAGTAAGGTAGAGAAGTCAACTAAATCCTAATAATGGAAGAACAAGTCATCCAGGAAACGCCCGTGGCGTCTTCTGAACAGCCCGTGGCTGCGACTGAAACTCCTGCTGTTGATTTGTCGGCGTATGAACAGCAAATTTCAGCTCAAAAGCTTCGTGCAGACAAAGCTGAGGAAAACCTCAAAAACATAAAGCAGCAGCTAGACGAGCTTCATACAAAACAGACTCAAGAAAAGCGCCAAAAGCTTGAAGATCAAGGTCAATGGAAAGAGCTTTGGGAAGAAGCTAACAAAACCGCTCAAACCAAAGAGCAGCAGATAGCAGCCCTGGAGCGTCAGTTAGCAGATCTTCGGACTTCTAACGAGACCGCTGCAATGAAAACGTCCGCATTGTCAACGATTAACCAAGCTGGCGTAATCAATTCTGAGCAAATGCTGCAGCTTGTTCAAAGCAATCTGAAAAAAGCTGACGACGGCAGCGTCAAAGTATTGAATGGCGGCGTTGAGGAAGACCTTAACGTTTACCTCGCCAAACTAAAAAACCCTGGTTCTGGGTTTGAGCATCATTTTAAGCCCAGTAGTCAGGCTGGAATGGGTGCAAAACCAGTTACAGGAATTTCTGGTGCTGGAGGCGTCGCTAATCCTTGGTTAGAAGGTAGTATGAACTTAACGAGGCAAATGGCCTTGGAAGCTACCGACCCTGATCTTGCAGCCGTGCTGAAAAGAGAAGCTGGTCAGTAGGTACAACTCAACAACGTGGCTGTGACCATTGTTGATTTGTCAGGCGACGTGGCTGTGACCATCGCAACCTTTCTTCCAACTAAGACGTGGCTGTGACCATCTTGGCTAGAAGACCCGCAAACTTTATCCCTGAATAAGAAATGGCCGCACCATTTCAGAATTATTCCGGCGGTGTCCTTCTGGCGGACATTGTAAAAAGGAATAATCTCAGCACCTATGTGTCTGAGGCAATCAAAGAGCGCAGTCTTTTCATTAAGTCTGGCGCTGTCGTTCGTAACGCCCTTCTCGATTCACGTGAAGGCGGTACCCGCATTCAAGTTCCTGAGTTCAACCCCGTGTCTCCCACCGAGGAGATTATTGACGGTACAGCAACTTGGGGCACCAGTGGCGCTGGTTATCTGACTCCTCAAAAGATCGGTACTGGCACTCAAATCGCCACCATCTGCCACCGTTCATTTGCGTATGCAGTAGACGACCTGGCGGTTTTGGCTGCTGGTGAAGATCCAATGCTTCACATCCGCAATCAGCTTGCCGATGCAATCAACAAGTTGAACAGCGCACGTCTGTTCTCTCACCTTGCTGGTTTGTTCGGTACTGCTTTGTCTGCCAATGCGTTGGACAAAGGTAAGGCCGCTGCTTCTGGTGCTGACGAATCCAACTTCCTGACTGCTGCAACAGTTGCGGAAGCTCGTTCTAAGCTTGGTGAGCGTGGCGAAGAGTTGGACACTCTGATTGTCCATCCTTCTGTTGCTTACTACCTGTATCAGGTAGGAATGCTGACCTTCTCTACTTCAGCACTTGCCGCTTCTGGCGCGGTGACTTGGGGTGGCGGTGGCGTCGGCATTGGCGCTCGCCAAGTTGGTGAGTTTGCTGGCATGAACGTCATTGTTGATTCTCAAGTCAACACTGTCGCTCCTGGCACCGGCGGTCATCAGCGTGAGTTCTACTGCTATCTGGTTAAGTCCGGCACCATCCTTGAAGGTGTGCAGCAAGATCTCCGCGTTGAAGCTGAGCGCAACATCATGTCTAAGCAGGACGTGATTTCAGTTGACTACCACACGGCCTATCACGTTATGGGCACGAAGTGGAGCGATGCTGGGGACAACCCAACCAATGCCAACTTGGCAACGGCTAACAAGTGGTCTGCCACCTATGACGTTGACCTGATTCCTATGGTTCAGGTTACGGTCAATAGCTCGCTGGATACGAGCACCATCTGATTCGTAATCAGAGCAAAGGCCCTACCATTAGGTGGGGCCACCTTATTTTTGCGCTATGGCTGCCACGATCAACGCCACACTGAAGAGTGAGACAGCCAACAGCTTCGTAACGTTGGCCGAAGCCAATG